AATCGAAGGCGTTGACTTGAACGAGGCTCGCAGATTGCTTGAGGAAAAAGAAGCAGCAGATCTTGAGCGCCAAAAGGAGCGCGGAGAGTTCGAGCAGATCCTCAAAAAGACTGCGGAAAAGAAGGATAACGAAATTCAAACCCTTCGCTCCAAACTGCATTCGACTCTGATCGATGGCGAAGTAATGAATGCCGCTGTCCGCAATAACGCCGTTTCTCCTGAGCAGGTAAGCGCATTACTGCGTAATAAGATCCGCTTAGCAGACGACGGTCATGTTGAAGTCCTTGACGGTAATGGCTCCCCTCGTTATAACGATTCCGGTGAATCCTTAACGGTTGGGGAACTTGTTGAGGAGTTCCTTACGGCAAACCCGCATTTCGTTCGTGCTTCCGCTGGAGGCACAGGAAGCAAGGGCAATGCTGGTGGCTCTACACAGAAGCCTGCATCTGTGGCTGATATGGTCGCGAATTGGAACAATGGCGGAAAAGAAGCCTTTGCTGCAATGAAGCGAGCAAAATAATCCACTCTGTAATCTTTTGAAAGGAGCCAATCATGGCCGCAACTACTACTAGCACTCTTGACGACCTGTTCGTCAATATCGTTGCTCAGGCGCGTTTCACCGCCGAAGAGCAGTCCCTCATGATGGGCCTCGTTACCATGTACAACATTGGCAACGAAGCTGGCAAGACCATTCAGGTTCCGAAGTATCCGGCTGTTTCTGCCGCTGCTTTGACTGAAGGTTCTGACATGAGCAGCACCGCAGTTTCAACTTCTAGCGTTTCTATCAGCGTTGCTGAAGTAGGTGCGCAGGTTGTTCTGACTGACCTCGCTGCTATGGGCGCTGGCAACCCCGCTGAAGAACTCGGTACTGTTCTTGGTAACTCTATCGCTACCAAGATCGACACCGACATCATCGCTCTGTTCGATGGTCTGTCTACCTCTCTGGGTTCAACCACTACCGAACTGACCGCAGCTTACTTGTTCCAGGCAGCAGCTACCCTGCGTGCTAACAAGGCTCCGGGCCGTCTGGTTGGTGTTTTCCATCCGTATCAGACCTACGCTCTGAAGGCTAACTTGACCAACACCTTCGCTAACCCGAACGGTGGTGATCTCCAGAATGAAGCAATGCGTTCTGGTTATGTTGGCACGATCGCTGGCATCGACATCTACGAATCCGCTAATGTGAGCGTAGACGGTTCTGGCGACGCGAAGGGCGCTGTATTCGCACCTGAAGCATTCGCTATCGCTATGAAGCGTGACTTCAACATCGAGTACCAGCGTGACGCATCTCTGCGTGCTTGGGAATTGAATGCAACTGCCATCTACGGTGTTGGCGAGTTGGATGATTCCTACGGCGTAGAAATGTACTTCGACGCAGGCCTCTAAGCCCTGATAACCTGGCCCCCGAAAGGGGGCTGGGTTTTTCTACACATGGCTATCACATACAGAGGGCAAAGGTTCGCAGGCTATAACAAGCCGAAGCGCACCCCGAAGCATCCGACCAAAAGCCACGCTGTTCTCGTAAAGAAGGGCGAAAAGGTGAAGCTGGTTCGGTTTGGCGCACAGGGCGCAAAGACCTATCCCCCTAAAAAAGGCGAAAGCAGCAAGGCGAGAGAAACCCGCCGGAACTGGTACGCTCGCCACGGTGATAACCTAAAGAAAGCAGATGAATTCTCGCCGCTCTTCTGGGCTGCAAAGGTGAAATGGTAATGGCATTCTCTACCGATTCAGACCTGACCGATCTCTTGCCGGACATTCTGAGCCTCGGCATTGCCTCGTTTACGGACGAACACGCTAAAGCCCAGGCCGACATCGAGCGCGAGATTCGCATCAACTGGTGGGACAAGACCGGATTCTCCGGCGAACTTGATCCGACCCTCCTTACAGATTCCCAATGGACGCGAGCAGCCGCCTACCTCGTTCTGTGGAGATACGCTCTCCCGCAGCTTACGAACTGGGTCGATGGCGACCGCTTCCAAAACATGATTGATTTCTACCGCGCCCGCTACGGCGAAGAAATGGATCGAGTATTCCGCGATGGCGTTGAGTACGATTCAGACGACGATGGCACGGTAACGAATGAAGAAAAGAAATCGCGCCATTCTGGACGCTTGTTCCGATGAATATCACGATTGAACTGCCGAAGCTGCCTGATATTGGGAGCCTGCAAAAGCCTCTCAGTCGGACGGCTTTGCTCGGCGTTCAGATCATTAAGGAACGCACAGAAAAGGGTGTCGGTTATATGGGCAAGTTTGCGCCCTATGTTCCTTCCTACGCCAAGCGCAAGGCTGAAGGCTGGCCTGCTGGCAAGGTAACTCGCGCATTCTCTGGCGATCCCTCTGGCGTTGTGAATCTCATGGTTCGCGGAAATATGCTCGGTGCAATGATTACTGAGGCATCCGGCAATTCCGCAAAGATCATGTTCTCCCGCCGTGAAGAAGCAGCAAAGGCCGCCTGGAATAACCGCAAGCGCCCATTCTTCGGATTCAATCAGGCCGAGGCCAAGCGCCTTGCTACCTTCTTCCGTAAGGAATTGATGAAATGAGCCTCCGCGAATCGATCGCTGCCAACATTGTGACTACGCTGAACGCGATGAGTAGCCCTGTGAGCGCCTCCTATGTCACAAGAGAGCCGTTCGACTTCCAGAAGTTATCTAACGCACAGTTTCCGGCAATCCTCGTTCAGACGGCCTCTGAGAGCCGTGAGGACGCTACCATTGGCGGCAGCAGCATTAAGCGCTTCGGAACGATCGATTACAGCTTAGTTGGATTCGTGAAAGCTACTGCGATCGACACCGCCAGAAACAATCTGATCGAGGCGATTGAAGAGGCATTGGACGCAGACCGCACTCGTGGCGGATATGCGAAAGATACCCAAGTGATTTCTGTGGAAACCGATGAGGGTGCGATTGACCCGATCGGTGGAATTATCGTAACCGTCCGCGTGATGTATGATTTCACGCGAGGAACTACCTGACTTTTAACCGAGCCGATCCCGGCTTTTAACTAGAGGAAAGAGCAATGGCAAACCATACTGGCAGCGAAGGCGTTGTGAAGGTTGGAGCCAATACCGTTGCGGAAGTGCGGGATTGGAGCCTATCGGAAACCGCCGATACGATCGAAGATACTTCAATGGGCGATAGCGCTCGCACCCGCAAGCCGGGCCTGACCTCTGCGTCTGGTTCCATTTCGGCTTTCTGGGATGAAACCGACACGACCGGACAAGGCGCATTGACTGTTGGCGCAGAAGTAACCCTGAATCTGTACCCAGAGGGTGCAACTTCGGGCGATACCTATGCCTCCCTGAGCGCAATCATTACCGAAGCTGGTGTATCGGCTACTTTCGACGGCATGGTGGAGTCTACCTTCAGCTTTGAAGCGAACGGCGCAGTCACCTGGGACGAAGTAGCCTAAAACTAGGTCTTTAGCGGCTAGGGTCATTCCCGAAAAGCAGAATCCGAGCCTGCCTGCCGCTAAGACATTACGCTCGGCCTCAATCGGAGAGGAATATGTCGATTCTGGAACGCGCTAAGGCGCATTTCGATAAGCAGGAAGTCACGGAGATCGTGGTTCCTGAATGGGAAGATGAAAAGGGCAATCCGACAGTAATCTACTCGAAGCCGCTCACGCTGGCCGAAAAGAAGAAGCTGCTGAAGTTTGCCAAAGAGGATGACATCGAGTTCGTTGCTCGTTTGATTATCCTGAAAGCACTTGATAAGTCCGGCGATCCGGTCTTTGACATTGGCGATCGAATCACCTTGCTCAATGCGGTTGATCCGAATGTGCTTTCCAGAATTGCCAACAAAATGACTGAAGCGAAGTCAGTCGAGGACTTCGAGGGAAACTAGAAAGCGATCCGCTGCTGAAATCGCAGTACGCCCTAGCCGAGATCTTGCATAAGACGCTCGATGAACTAGGGGAAATGACGATAGAGGAATTCAACGGTTGGATCGCTTACTTTAATCTGAAACGGAAGGCGCAAGATGGCAACACCGGAAGAAATAAAAATCCGAATCACCGCCCAGGATAGCGCCACTCAGGTTATCAAGAACACAAACCGTGAGATGCAGACGCTCTCGCGGACTGCTACTTCGACTGGTGTTACCACTACTCGATTCGGCGGCAATCTATCCACGATGGGCCGTACTGCGGGCCAAGCTGGTATTCAGGTTCAACAGTTAGTCGGTCAGATTCAGGGCGGCACGAATCCGATGCTCGCTCTGTCACAACAGGCGGCTGACTTGGGTTTCGTATTAGGC